CGATCACACGATTTGCAAGTCTACCAGAACCCACAACTAGACAAGTATGAGTCAGTTAAGGCCGTAGGTAAGTCGCTCGAAGAAGTCATTGACGGCAAATTATATATCAAAGAAGACTAGTCAAGAAACTACTATGAGGACGTGTGTATGCAGTTCATATCATAGTAGTTTTTTCTACAAATACCCCTGAGTTCATCCGGAGAAAGGAGCCTGCCCATGGCCTCAGTCACTCTCCAACTGGACGCAGCCACCCGCGCCCAAATGAAAGCAAGTTACGCCGACTACCTGTTGGATCCGGTGCCCCATAGTGAGTTCCGCGCCCAAGTGGACGGGGTCACCATTACAGCCTATGCCAGTGGTAAGGTCCTCTTCCAGGGCAAGGATGTGGAAGCTCAGGTAGCCCGCTGGGCGGGGACGGCGGCGCCGGTGAGGACGGAGACGAGCGGCGCGAGCTTGGAGGGCAGGCCGGTGCGTTTGGCGAGGTTGGTGAGGGCGACGATGGCCGGGACGGTCAGGAGGATGTGCATCAGATGCTCACCCCCATGGCGCGGAGGTCGTCGACGTGGCTCTTGGCCTGTGCGTGGACGGCGCCCATGAGGGTCTGGACGGTCTCCGGATAGGCGCTATGCTCGGGAATGTCGGGCCATGCCACTTTGTAGGCCTGGTATTCCTCCCAGGTGAGTTGGCGCATGCTGTGGGCGGTGACGAGGTAGGCGGTGTTGTCGCCGATCCTCCATACGATGAACATCGTGTCTCCTTTCGGTGCGGGGATTGGTTCGGGTTCGGTGGCGCCGTCGACGGCGGCCTGGTAGATGTCGGGGATTTGGTCGATCTTGGCGTCGTAGGGGCAGTTTTTCCCGTAGGCGGTGGACCAGCGGGCGCCGGTCTGCGTCCGACACCAGGTTTTCCGGTCGGTCGGGTCGAAGCGCCCGAAGTCGCCGGCGCAGCCCAGGCGGTGCCAGGCGAGGCCGGTGAGGTCGCCGGGGGTGGCGATCCGGCGGGGCACGCTGGGGTGGGTGTCCCATATCCAGGCGAGTAGCTGGCCGAGCGCGGTCACCTGCGAGGCTGTGAGGGCGCGCTCGGAGGCGCCGTCCCAGGTTTCCACTGAGATGTCGCCGAAATTGCCGGCGCCGGAGGCCCTGGTCGCCTGCGAGGTGGAGGCGTACTGGTAGACTTCGCCGTTTTGGTTGACGTAGAACGTCGAATAGGTGCCTTTGTAGGGGCCGTACCTGTAGAGGTTTTGGGCGCCGGAGACGGCGGTGTGGAGGGTCATCCGCACCGGGGTGTGCGTCCGGTTAGTCGTTTCGCAGTTGAGGGGCCAGTGGTTGGCCCCGGGATACCAAGCCATGAGCTGGAGGTCCTTTCTCTAGTATCCTATGGCTGTCCACATGAAAGCGTAGGGGACGTTGCCTCCCGTACCGCGGAAGCGCGCCCTGAATTTCTCAGTGGACAGCGAGTCGATTTCGAGAGGGCCGGGCGGCGGCTGGCATTGGAATTGAGCGTTGTTGATCCCGGAGAGCGGCGTGCAGGTGATCGAGCACACGCCTTCCTGGAAAGTCACCGGGAAGCCAGCCTCCGGCATATACGTGAAACCGTCCTGTATCAGCGTCGGATAGGCGAAAACGATGCCTGTGACAATCCTCGCCTTCTTCCAGTAGGCCGCCTGGGCGCTTCCCTGGATAGAGGTTCCGTTGGTGTGCGACACCACGAGACTGTTGTCAATGGCTTCGGTACGGCACTCCAAGAACGTGTCGTTCAGTTTCTTGGCGGTCAAAAGCTCGCCGTCGGTGAAATTGTACACCCTAGTCTTTTCCTTTCCACCGGATGGCCTCTAGCCATGCCGGCACGTACTCGTAGGGGATGGGCTTCTGTAGCTCTAGCACGGTCTTAATAGACGTAGTGTCCAGGGTCCACTTGATGCCCTTGACGTGGCAGGGATAGGTGTCCTGGATAGTGGAGACCATGACGATGTCCGTCAAATCGAGCTGGGCGGTGCGCCCGACGACGGCCATGGCGTCGCCGTGGGACCTGTAGCGCTGGGCGACGGCGGGATCGTTCTCATGCCAGGCGGGGAGCGTCACGGACGACACCCACGCGCTGGGGTAGTTGTAGTAGAGCTTCTTGGTCAATGTTCCCACTGTGCGGGCGGCCCAGGTGTTCGAGTTATGCAGGAACTCGAGAGTATTGACAGAGATGTTCACGGGCTTTTTGCGTTCACCGAATTCCGTCTCGATCGTCCGCTCATACACCGTCGTCTTTTGCTGCGACAGCGTGCCCTTGTCTTTCCACCTCTTCTTGTCCGGATCCCACTCTTGGTCTACGTGGTCGGTGGTGATATCCAGGCGGGAGATGGCAGAGGACGCATCGTAGTCGATCGAGGCCTCCGTGGCCTGCGGGTAGACGGTGCCGTATTTGTAGTCGCCGATGCCACCGGCGTCGATCAGGTAGCCGGACGGGAGATTGTCGGGCGGGGACCAGGCGAACGCCAGCCACCCGCGCGAGTCGATGAACCACGGCCTACAGCCCGTCGCGGTGATGATATCCAGCCACTGGGCCAGGGACCGCTCCGTATAGGGGGCGCGGTGGACGCCGAGCCGCGACCAGCCGTTGTCAGATTTGAGGGTGGTGTGCCACGAGATGTTGTTAGGCCCGGTGACTTCGCCGATCCCGTTCGCCGTCCACACCCACCCCTCAGACAGTGGCCCAACGCTGGTTTTGGCGGCAAGCTTGGCGGTGGAGTCGACGGAGGTTATCTCGGTGGTATAGGTGCCGTCGGGCTGGTAGTGGGAGACGACCGTGTCGACGGTGCCCGTGAAAAGCGGCGTCGCGGAGGGGATGTGGACGAGGACGGTCCGGCGGCCGCGGTGGATCTTGGCGACGCGGGGATCGTAGGCGTCCCGGAATACGGCTTTGAGGGTGCCGATCTTGTAGGCGGAGGTGATCCCGTCGTAGTCCATGCCGCGCTCGGTCGACACGGTGGTGGCCTGGTCCAGCATGTCGACCCATATCAGGTCGGCGTCGGACGGGGCGAGCGTATACTCGCCCAGTTTGATGGAGCCGAGCGTATCCCATTCGCCGACTTTCCGGTTCGGGTCGGGCAGCGTCGTAGAGCCGAGCACGATCTTGCCGAGCCGCTGGTCCGTGGATGCCGGGTCGGGGAGCTGGGCCATGAGAGCGTAGGCCTCCGGCCCGGTAGCGGCCATGGCGCCGCCAGGGATTTCGAGCTCATGCTCTATGTGGAGCTCGCACTCTTGGCCGTCGCAGACCTCCGGTGTCTCTATGGTGAGGCGCTGTAGGTATCGGGGGTCGTAGGAGAGATAGGTGCGGTCGGTGCCGTCCATGGTCTGGGTGCGGATGGCGCCCTGGATCCCGATCCGCGCCGTGGCGCCCGTGACGGTGGGACATTTGATGGTGACGTTGACGGCCGGCGCCCACGATTTAGGGACTGGCGGCAAGTCGGCCGTGATCAGGTCGCGGGAGTCCGCCTTGAACGTGAAGTTGCCCTTCGGGTCATGCCGCTCGCCGTCGGGGACGAAGACGCGCACCCGGTCCTGGCTCCACTGGTCGCCGGAGCGCTGGCGCCAATGCTTGGGGGCGAAGTCAAAGCGGGACACAGGCGGGTAGACGTGCATGATACCCCTTATCCTATCAGGCGCCGGCCGGTGGTGCGCTCATAGTCGTGGATGGCGTCGACGACGGCCTGCCCGGAGCGGGCGTCCGCGGTCAGCGTGGACACGGTGATGTTGACGGGCCGTGTTTCACGTGGAACCGCCGCCCAGGCGGGGGCGCCGAGCGGGAGCCGGGTGTCGGCGAGGGCGCCGGCGTCGACCATGCCAGGCATGCGCCCGGTGAGGCCTTGGAGGCTGGCGCGGACGGCGCCGTATTGGGATTCCATGCCCTGGACGAAACCACCGATGACGAGACGGCCGGCGCCGTAAAGCAGGGCACGGTCGGTGGACTCGGGTCCCTTCCAAGACGTCAGCTTGTTGGTAAGCCATTTCAGGCCGTCTTTGACCATGCCGAAACCCGATTTGATGCCGTCCCAGAGCCCTTTTATGATGTTCTTGCCGACGTTTAGCAGGATCTTGCCGGCGTTCCCGAAAGCCTTCACTATCTTGCCGGGGATCTGCGCCACCCAGGATACGACTTTGGTGATGGCGTTCCAGATGGACGACGCTATCTGGCCGAGCACGTTCCATACTTTCGACAAG